AGAAGCAGTAGAAGAAATCCAACCAACAGAAAGCGAGACAGCTGTGGAGAATACTCCAGAGACAGTTGCAGCACCAGTAGAGGCAGCAGCAGTTGAAGCTGCTCGTCCTGTTGTTACTGCAACTACATTCGTGCGTGAGCGCGTAGCACCAATCACATCAGCGCAGTACCTAGAAGCCAACATCAAGGCAGCAATGGGCGATGACGAATCACGCCGCATCGTTCGCGCAGCAGATGATTCAACATCAACAAATACTGGTCTTACACTTGCACCACACCTAAACACTTTCATCACTGACACTTTCACAGGCCGTCCAGCATTTGAGGCAGCAACACGCGCAGCCCTAATTGATTCAGGCATGAGCTTTACAGTTCCTCGCCTTTATGTAAATAATGCAACAGCTAACACTGCACCAACAGTTGCAGACACAAACGAAGGCGTTGCACCATCTGAGACAGGCATGACATCTGCATACGACACAGTAGATGTTAATAAGTTCTCAGGACTACAGCGCGTATCATTCGAGCTTGTAGATCGTTCATCACCAGCTTTTATGGAATTAATGATGGTTGAACTTCGCAAGGCATACGAAAAGGCAACCGATGCAGCACTAATTGCAGCATTTACCGCATCTGGCGCACAAGCAACAGGTGTTGCAGCTACAGCAGCAGGATTACAGTCATTCATCTCTGTAGAAGGTGCAGCAGCATACAAGAACACTGGTGGAGACTTCGCTAACAAGCTAGTTGCTTCAACAGATCAATGGGCTGCTATCACAGGGTACGCAGACACAACAGGTCGCGCACTTTACTCAGCACAAGGCGCAACATACAACGCAGCAGGTAACGCAGTAGCAACATCTGTTCGCGGCAACATTCTTGGCACTGATTTAATCGTGGATCACAACATCACAACTTCAGGAATCATTGACGAGTCTGCATTCCTAGTAGCTCCAGGGTCTGTTTATTGCTGGGAATCACCACAGACACAGCTTCGCGTTAATGTATTGACAACAGGCGAAATTGAAATCAACCTTTACGGATACCTAGCAATCTATCTTGCTAAGTCAGGTAAGGGTGTTCGCCGCTTTAACTACACAGCTCCGTAAGCTGTAACTAAGTCGCTCTGAGGGGCAGTGCCCTTCTGCCCCTCAGGGTCTTTAGAAAGGATTGAAATGTCAATAACAACAGTTGCTTCTTTGAGAAGCACTCTTGGAGTGGGTACTTTGTATCCAGACGCGACCCTTCAATCTGTTTGTGATGCATCCGATGCAGTTCTTCTGCCGATGCTCTGGAATAACTATCAATTTAATTCGCTACAAAGCAACACAACAACTGAGGGCACTTTATACTTTGACACAGAGATCCAAGATGTGTTCTATGTAGGCCAGTCAGTAGTGATCACCCATAATGGTTCACCATTCAACGGCACAAAGACACTTACAGGTGTTGGAGAAGATTCAATAACTTTTGCTGTAACTGGCAGCCCAACTGCAACAGTAAAGCATGCAGTGGTTCCACTCGGTCAGGTAGCAGGTGCAACCAATGTTGACTGGACTACCGATGCAGCAGTAATTCAAGCAAGTTTGATGGTATCTGTTGAAATCTGGCAAGCATCTACCGCTACCCTTTCAGGCAGTAATCTTGTCGATTTCCAGCCAAGCCCTTATCGAATGTCAGCTCAGCTGCTCGCTAAGGTGCGAGGATTGATTGCACATGCACTAAGTCCTAACTCGATGGTGGGATAATGACTGTTGCTATCACACTACTTAGAACGACACTAGCCGAGGCACTTCAAGACGATAGCAAGTATCAAGTCTTTGCATTCCCTCCAGCAACTGTTTTAGCCAATGCAGTTATTGTCAGTCCAGATGATCCATATCTGACTCCTAACAATAACCAGCACATCACAATTAGCCCGATGGCTAACTTCAAGATTATTATGACTGTGCCTTTGTTTGACAATGAAGGCAACCTTAACGGCATAGAAGATACTGTTTGTAGCGTGTTCGCAAAGCTCGCAGCATCATCTTTGACCTATAATGTAAGCGCAATCAGCGCACCTAGCGTTCTCAATGCTGCTTCGGGAGACCTACTCAGCTGCGAGATGTCCGTCAATATCCTTACGAGTTGGAGTTAACATGTCCGAGTGGGAACAAGAGAACGAAGCCTTCCTGAAGAAGATCGGGCAGGTTAGCACACCAGCACCAAAGCCAATAACCAAGAAAGAAGAGGAATAATCTCATGGCTGTATTTCTAAATAACAATGTGGGCGTGAAGATTAACTCTGTTGATCTTTCAGACCATGTCACAGCAGTAACAATCAACCGCGTATTCGATGAGCTAGAAGTTACTGCAATGGGTGACACAGCACACAAGTTCGTTAAGGGCTTGGAATCATCTACTGTCACAATCGACTTCCTTAATGACACAGCAACATCAAATGTCCTAGCAACACTTCAAGCTGCATGGGGAACAACAGTCACAGCTCTATTTGTGCAGACTAAAGGTTCACCTACAGTAATCTCAGCAACCAATCCTCTCTATACCGTTTCTTTGTTGGTGAACAACACCACAGACATTAACGGTGCAACAGGTGACATTGGGGTACAATCGATCACCTTTACTGCTAACTCAACAGTTGCAGTAGCAACATCAGGCACATTCTAAACAACTAACAAAGGGGCAAACCATGGCAAGACTGAAGATAGTTCGACAAGATGGAAGCGTATTAGAAGGCGAGATCACTCCAGCAGTGGAGTACGCATTCGAGCAGTACGCTAAAAAGGGATTTCATAAGGCTTTCCGCGATGAGGAAAAGCAGTCGGATGTCTATTGGTTAGCTTGGGAAGTCACTCGCAGGTCAGGTGAAACTGTTAAGCCTTTTGGTATGGATTTCATTGAGACACTAAAAAGTGTCGAGGTGCTTGATTCAGACCCTTTAGCTTAAAGCGCGATCTACCATTCACCTATCTCATTGCTCGTCTGAGCATTAGATTGGGGATTGCGCCACAGCAGTTATTAGATTTAGACCCGACAATGCTAGATGCATTGCTTCAAGGTCTCAAGGATGAAGCGAAAGAGGTGAGCGATGCCAACAGAAGTAGTAGGCGCGGTCGCACTTAAGAAAGCCTTGAATAAATATGCTCCAGACCTTGCTAAAGAATTAACAAAAGAGTTGGGTGCAATTCTCAAACCCATAGTCGGTGAAGCTAGATCGTATGTTCCTTTGGTTTCTCCGATGAGTGGTTGGGGCGAAGTTGCTAATCCTCGCGGCAAGTTTCCAAAATATAATGCCTCAGAGATTCGCAAAGGCATTATCTATAAGACATCACCATCATTGCCTAATCGTGCTGGGTTTGTAAATAATATCCGCATCCAGAATAAAAGCATGATTGGTGCTATTTATGAGACTGCTGGCCGTAAAAATGGTCAAGGCCAAGATTGGGTTGGGCCAAAGGCAGGCGGTGCATCTAAGGGTGTATCTCGATCCAACAACCCTTATGCTGGCAATCAGTTTATCTCTAACCTTGGTCAACTCTATGGCCCTGCTCGCAGAGGTGATCATCGCATGATGGGTCGCTTAATCTTTAGAGCATGGGCTAAGACCCAAGGCCGAGCCAATGCTTCAGTCTTTAAGGCTATTGAAAACACAACAACAAAGTTTAATCGTAGAACAGCAATGGTAGATGTTAGGAGAGCAGCATGAGTAATGTAGCCATTAACATTGCCGCAGAGTTTGTAGGCAAAAAAGCATTTAAGCAGGCAGAGACATCGACAGACAAACTATCTCGCAGTGTTAAAAAACTAGCAGGCAGTTTAGGTATTGCCTTTGGAGTGCGTGGCATTGGCCGAGCAGTCAAAGCCTTCGCAGAAGATGACAAAGCAGCCAGAGCGTTAGGACAAACTCTTAACAATCTTGGTCTGGCCTTTGGTAGCAATGCAGCAACAGTCAATGGATACATCTCGCGCCTAGAGCAACAAACAGGCGTGTTAGATGATGAGCTTCGTCCTGCAATGGATCGATTCCTTCGCGCCACTTTGTCAGTTACTAAGTCTCAGGAATTACTTAACCTTGCTCTGGACATCTCAGCTGGTACAGGTAAGAGCCTTACTCAGGTTTCACAATCATTGCAGAAGGCTTACCTAGGACAGAATCAAGCACTAGGCCGATTGGGCGTAGGACTCAGCAAGGCAGAACTTACTTCATCCTCATTCGAAGAGATCCAGCAACGCCTCAATGTTCTCTTCGCAGGACAGGCATCACTTGCAGCAAGTACTTATGCAGGTGAACTAGCCAAGTTACAAGTAGCGGCTAACAATGCTAAAGAGACTATTGGCAAAGGCTTTGTCGATGCACTCAAGACTGCTTCAGGCTCTAGCACCATTGATCCAGTAATCGAAGGCATAGGCAAAGTATCTAACGCCATTGCAGCCTTTACTCGCGAGACTGGCAAGGCTATTGCCATTACCAAGTCTTTGTTTGATCCTAAAAACTTCTTCTTTATGAATAACCCTGCTGGCGGCTTTAAAGGCATGGGAAACATATCCACTAGCGTATCTTCACAGGATACTCAGAAGGCAGACCTTGCGGCTCGCAAAGCGGCAGAAAAATTAGCAGCTCAACAAGCTGCAAAATTACTTGCAGCACAAAAGGCCATTACAAAAAATCAAAAAGATTTGCTTACAATAAACAAAGCAAAGGGTATCTTCGACTTACAGAAGATTCAGATTGAAGCAGCCCTCAAGGGCAAGATTACAGAAGAAGAACGCATCCGTCTGAAGTTGATGCAGGCTATCGAAAATGAAAACATCAGTCTGATTGAGAAATACACTAAGGAATTAGAAACAGCTCAAAAAGGCACAAAGACCCTTGTTGACACTTTGGCCGGTATTACTGCTTTGCCAGATATCTTTGCTAATTGGAACTTTAAATCAGTAGAAGAAAAACTTGATTCTTTAGATACCTACTTTAAGAACTTTGTTGGATCTGCCGCTTCGGCTTTTAATGCCCTTGCAGCAGCACAAAAAGATGCTCTAGGAGGATTTGCTCCGTTTGTAGGATCTACAACACCAACAATTCCTTCAGCAGGTGATGGAACAAGTGGGGCAGGAATGGGAACAAATGGAACTGGATCTCAGACACCACCGGGAGTTTCAGTCACAGTAGTTGCGCCTAATTTTGATGCTGAAGCAGAAGCTAGACGAATAAGGGATCTTTTACTTCAAGCAGGTTATCGCGGCACAGGTAGTTTGTCAGTAATATGACATGGAATCCAGATTGGCGCATCACTGTTGGCACTACTGTCTATAACAATGTGCAGCAGGTTAACCTCACTGTAGGCCGCATAGACATAGACCGACAATGTCAAGCAGGCTATGCTCGCATGGACATTATCAACACAGGCACTACTGCCTTTGACATAGATGTAACAGATGCACTCAAGCTAGAGGTCAAAGACTCAACTGGCACTTATGTGGATGTATTCGGTGGCGAGGTTTCAGACTTCTCTATCTCAGCTCGTACTCCAGATGAAACAGGATTCTTAACTATTGGCTCCGTCTTGGCTGTTGGTCAACTGGCTAAATTGCCTAAGGCTCTCTGGTCAGGTTCTCTCAGTCAAGACTTAGATGGAGTGCAGATTGCAGACATCTTCGCAAGCCTTACATCCCTTACCACAGGTGAGGTCGATGCTGGTCGCTATGAGATGATCGCTCGCAACGCTGATCCGATAGTCATGTCAGACATTGTCACCCTTATTGCAGATAGCGGCATTGGCCAGATATATGAAGACAAGCAAGGTCGAGTCTGCTTTGCAGATGCAGACCATCGCACTGTCTATCTTGAGGCCAATGGTTACACAGACCTAGATGCCAATTACGCCTATCCTTCAAGCATTAAGTCAATCCTACAGATAGGCAAGATTCGTAACTCTCTGACTGCTGATTACAACAATAACTATGGGTCAACCCTTACAGATACAGATGCCACATCCATTGCTACTTATGGCCTATTCGCTAAGAAGTTCCAGTCCAACATTAAACACACAGCAGACATGACAGACATCTTAACTAGAGAGTTAGCCCTAAGAGCTGATCCACGGACTCAACTAGATTCAGTTACTTTCAGGCTCGATGATCCAAACCTGCCAGATGCCATGAGAGATAACCTGATTAACATATTCTTTGGTGAGCCAATCCTTTTAACTAACCTGCCAGCCAATATTCTCAATGGTGAGTTCGGTGGCTTTGTCGAGGGTTGGACTATGAGTGCTACGCCTTCAAGGGTTGACCTGAAGATTTACGCATCCCCTGTGGAGTTCTCGATTGTGCCTCCTCAGTGGGATACAGTTACACCTGACACAATGATTTGGAACGATGTACTTTCAACCCTTATCTGGCAAGATGCGAATGGAGCACTGGTATAATGGCAACAACAACTTATTGGGGTTGGGATACTCCCGACAACACTGATCTTGTAAAAAATGGAGCTTTAGCGATTCGGACATTGGGTTCGGATGCGGATGTAACAGTCCAAAATAACTTCATTGCACAGACTATGGGAGCATACTAATGGCCAATACAGCAAAGGCACTCTTTCGCGGAGCAGCCACTACAACTACAACTACGCTGCTGTACACAGTGCCAGCAAGTACTAGCACCATCGTCACTAACATAACTGTGACTAATACTTCAGCCACTGCCTATACCTTTACAATGGCCTTAGACGATATTGCTATCCATACTGCTACATCTATTGCAGGCAATTCAACTATTTACATCGACTTGAAGCAAGTCCTAGCAACAACAAAGACCATCAAGGGTGGAGCATCTAACGCAGCCGTTAACTTCCACATCTCAGGGATGGAGATTGCGTAATGGGTGCTTCAGTAATTCCAGCAACTAGCGGCACTGCCTCAGATAACTGGGTTTTAATTTCATCTGTTTCACCAACAGCATCTTCTGCTACTGTTACTTTTTCTTCTATTGGAAGCTACAAAAAACTAATGCTTCGTATGGAAGCACCAGCACAAACTTCTAATACTGCCGCCGATACTCGATTAACATTCAATGCTGATAGTGGAAGCAATTACACACTAATGTCTGGTTATGCTTATAGCAATACAGGCACTGCAAGGGTTGGTTTAATTCCAAGAACAGGATATATGCAATTAACAAATCAAGTTGGATCAGCAGAAGCAATTAGTGTTAGTGCAATGCTTATTATTAACGAAGTTAATACTACGGGTGCAAAAACTATTAGCGGTTACACAGTTAATTCATTGACAAGTTCTGCGTATTATTATCCTAATGCTATTGGAACATATTTTGCCTCAGCAGCAATTACTTCATTGACTTTAACTTTAAGCACAGGCACATATTCAGGAACAGGCACAGTGGCACTTTACGGGGTGGCAGCATGAAGCACATGATTATTGACACCCAAACAGGCGAAATCACAATCGAGGAATCACCAGATGTCGAAGCCACGCCTGAGTAAATCTGCAATCCAGCTGAGAGAACAGATCGATGATTGCTTCATCCAGCGTGACCGTAAGAGTGACGGCTGGCTCGCAGATGTACGGCACATGCGTTCTGGTAAGCCTAGTGACCATATCCCTAATGAGGGATGGGTTCGTGCCATCGACATTGACCGTGATTTATCAGGACAAGCCAAGCCAGACATCATGCCCGATCTTGCAGATGAGATTCGAGTCTTTGCAAAGCGTGATGGCAAGAGAATTAGCTACATCATCTTTGACGGCAGGATTGCGAGTGGGTTACTTAATTGGAAGTGGCGCACCTACAAAGGGGCTAACAAGCACAATCATCACTGCCATATCAGCTTTAAGAAAGAAGCTGACAATGATGGTTCTTTTTTTCAGATACCTATGCTAGGAGGCACACATGACAGCGGCAACTAATAACTTTGTGATTGACCAAGGCTCTAACTGGTTTGTTACCTTTGTCTATAAGGATTCAGCAGGCGTAGCGATTAACCTAACTGGGTACACAGCAGCTCTACAGATTCGCGATACCTATGCAGACTCTACGACTGACCTATCTTTGACATCTCCTAGCGGTGGAATCACTATTACTGCTGCTACTGGCACTATTGCTGTTACTGCTACAGCTGTGCAGACTGCTGCAATCGGTGCAGGCAACTATGTCTATGATCTTGAGATTACAAGTGCAGGAGGAATTGTTACTCGCTTGGTTCAAGGCAAGATTAGCGTTAGCCCACAGGTGACTCGATGAGTGACATTATCCAGATTACTGAGGATGTAACTAATGTAACTGTTACTGAGACTGTAACTATTGTGCAAGTAGCCAGTGATGGCCCACAAGGTCCAATCGGGCCTACAGGCCCTTCTGGAGGCGTTACAGGGGCAACAGGTGCTACAGGTATGACTGGAGCAGGCAACACAGGAGCTACAGGCAGCACAGGTGCTACAGGCTCTACAGGATTAACTGGCCTGACTGGAAGTACAGGGGCTACAGGTAACACAGGCAGTATTGGTGCTACAGGTGCAACCGGTGCTAGTGGCAATACAGGCATGACAGGTTCTACTGGAATGACTGGTGCAACAGGTGCCGGTGTCGCTGGTAACACAGGTATGACAGGCGCGACTGGACAAACAGGAAGTGCAGGAAGCGCTGGAGCAGCAGGTAACACTGGAGCTACTGGATCAACAGGGGCAACAGGTGCAGGCTCAACAGGTTTAACAGGCATGACAGGAGCTACTGGACAAACAGGCGCAGCAGGTAGTGCAGGAGCCAACGGGGCTACGGGTGCTACGGGTGCTACAGGCGCTACAGGCAATACAGGAGCAACAGGTGCAGCAGGTAGCTTTGCAGGTGTAAAGGCTCTAGCAGCCAACTATGTAAGAACAGTGACATCTGGTACAGCCGCAACGACAGGCATTACAGCCACAGTCAATACAACTTATTACACTCCAATTCTTATACCCGTTACACAGTCAGCCGATCGCATTTCAATTCGCGCATCCGCTACTTTCTCTGGCTCTGCTGTCGTAAGACTTGGTCTTTACAATCATGATGCGACAACAGGAAAGCCATCAACTGTGTTCCTAGATGCTGGCACTGTCGCTCCTGCGGCATCACAGGCTAATTATGAAATTACAATTAGTCAGTCATTAACAGCTGGTATTTATTGGCTTGCTTTCAACATGTCCACTGCTGCAACTGTCAGCTCTTTCACAAACATATCAACTGCTGCAACTACTACGACTTTTCTTAATTATTATTCTGGTTTTAATCCAGCCACTACAGTTCCCACTATTGGCTTCACTGAGTCAGTAACAGTCACGTCAGGTTATGCAACTGCTGGAACATTGACGGCAATAACAAATGCACCTGTAGTCGGATTAAGGATGGTCTAATGGGTAAATCAATAGTATATGGACTTGGCGGCTATGACCCTTCCAAGCCAAATAACAATATCGTTGAAATAATCGACACACCAGATGAGGAGCCAGTAAATGAAGAATCCATTGATCCTAGCAGCAGGGGCATTCTTAGCCGCTTGGTCGGCAAGTAACTTCACACTCGACTACCGAGCAATCCTATTCGCAGTACTCTCAGGAGTGTTCGGATATGCGACCCCTAAAAAATGACACAATCTGATTTCTTTACGCTCTACATATCCACGCTGGCAATAGTCGGTGGCTTATCTGGGTATGTCATTACTCATCTGTTGTCTGAGATTAAAAGACTCAACACGCGAGTCGATGAAATCTACAACATCTTACTAGACAGGTAACATTCTGCTATGGCAAGAAAAGCAACTAAGGCGTTAGAAGAACAAGGCTATTCAGCTCTCGATGCTTATTGCATTGGACTCTATGAGTATTTCATGAGTCTTAAACGAGCAGGCTTCAAAGAAGATGTAGCCATGTTTATGATTACTGAGCCTCAATCTTACCCTGCTTGGATATTGCCTAATCCTGTCGATCCAGAGAAGTTCGGCAACTACGAAGATGAGGATGATGACTAAACGCAGATACTTGGTTATCTCGGATTTACAAATCCCATATCACCACGAGCAAGCCGTTAAGAATCTAATCAAGCTAGTCAGACGAGAGAAGTTCGACCTCATTCTCAACACAGGCGATGAGCTTGATATGCAGTCTCAATCCAAGTGGGCTAAAGGCACACACCTAGAGTACGAGGGCAAATTAGATGCCGATAGAAGTCTGGCTCAAGACATCCTCTGGAATCTCGGCACTACCGACATCACTAGATCCAATCACACAGATCGTCTATACCACACTCTCGTTAGAGGAGCTCCTAGCCTCATTGGATTACCAGAGCTTGAGTACTCCCGTTTTATGGATTTCGCAAGCTTGGGGATACGCTTTCATAAGAAACCCTTCGAGTTCCACAAAGGGTGGGTCTTAGTCCATGGCGATGAAGGCTCAATGAATCAAAACGCTGGACTCACAGCTTTAGGGCTGGCTAAGAAGTTTGGCAAGTCTGTGGTCTGTGGTCACACCCACAGGGCAGGCATTAGTGCCTTCTCAGAGGGCATAGGAGGCTCATACAGGACACTTTGGGGCTTGGAGGCAGGAAATGTCATGGACAAGAAGAAAGCCTCTTATCTCAAGGCTGGAGCGGCTAATTGGCAGATGTCAGTTGCGGTCATTGAAACGCATGGCGATAGGGTTAGCCCCATGCTCGTGCCTATCAACAGAGACGGCAGCTTCACCTTATATGGAAAACTTTACGCATCTCGATAGCCAAGAATCGTTACCAATCCGTTATCAAAATGTCAGCGAATTAACCTAGAGGCTATGTCACACTAATCCCAACAGCAAAGACTTTGCTGGAAAGGGAGCATCATGAGCAACAATGACAAGCTATTCATTATCTGCATTATTGGCTCGTTAATCAGCCTTGCAGTATTGTCAGTTTCATCCTATAGACAGGGCTATGATCGCGGGCAACGCGATGGCTGGCACAGAGGCCGAGGCATTAATCGACAGGAGTTCTGGGAAGAATGAAATATCAGGAGATTTTACAGAGTGCAACCGACATCATTCAAGATCGTGGTCTCAACGATTACGGCCACCCAGCGGATAACATGCAACACGCCGCAATGCTTATCAGTGCATACTTACAGCATCCAGTCGAGGACTATCAAGTTTGTGGGATTCTCGCGCTCATCAAAATTGCCAGAGCCAGTACAGGTTCATCAAGCAAGCCCGACAATTACATCGATGGAGCCGCTTATATCGCCCTCATGGGCGAATTGAGCACTGAGGAGAATGAGCTTTATGTTTAATCTAGCCGACTATGAGCCAGTGGAGGTTCGTCTTGAAAAGTTTATTAAGGATTATCCAGAGTTTCGCATTTCAACTGAGTTGGAGGTATGCGAGAAGGACAGATATGTTGTTAAAGCTTATCTTTACAAGACTTATGACTCAGACATTGCGTGGGTCACTGGACTCGCGGAAGAAAAAGTTACAGATAGAGGCGTTAATGCAACTTCAGCATTGGAGAATTGTGAGACTTCGGCAATCGGCAGAGCGCTTGCAAATGCAGGTTACGCTACTAAAGGAAAGCGTCCTAGTCGAGAAGAAATGACTAAGGTTGCACCTAATCATCCAGCTTTGCAGGTTGTACCTAATCCTGTACCAGTGGATGTAGATTATTGGAACACATCTTTCAAGGAACAAGCAGTCATTGCAGAAGTTATTAATATCCAATCACCACATGAGACATGTGATCATGGTGCGATGGAATGGAAAACTGGTGAGAAGAATGGCAAGCAATGGGGTGGATTTATGTGTCCAGCTAAATCTCAAACTGGTGGCATACCAGCTTGTCCAGCCCGTTGGTATGTAATATCTAGCAGTGGTAAATGGGAACCACAGAAAGCAAGGGTATAATGGGATACGCAGAGTTTCACACAGCTGACGGATGGGTTAATGTGGAAGATGTGCCTATGATTGACACAGTTAATTGCCAACTGTGCAATGAGCCAACACTAGCTTCTGACATTACTATCACTGCCAGAATTGTTGAAGGTGTAGTAGTTGCCGGCACTTGGTCATGTAATAAATGCAAAGCAGTCAATGGCTAATAGCAGGCGCACAAGAGGGTTCCGCACAGAGCGCGTAGTAGCTGAGTACCTATCGACTTGGTGGCAAGGCGCATGTGTGGGAAGGGGTAGTGGCAAGGATATTGTCAATGTGCCATTTGATGCAGAAGTCAAAAGTCGCACAGGATTTCAGCCTTTGGCTTATCTTCGACAATTAAAAGCTCGAACCGACATTTCGGGGGAATTGGGGTTCGGGGTTCTAAGGCTAAACGGACAAGGAGAAGATGCAGCGGAGTATGCCTGCATCATCCGATTAGCTGATCTCTTGCCACTACTCATATTAAAATACGGACACTTAGATAAAGAACCTAAAGAGACTG